AGAAGTTCTCCAAGCTCTTGAACACTTCATCGTGGCTGTTCTTTTCGCCAGCCTTCAGAGCAGCGTGAGCCTTCTGCACATCGTCAGTGAGTTCATACACCAGTGCGGTGCTGAGTGCGTAAACCACGTCAATGTTCTTGACCTGAAGCTTGGTAACATTGCCACGCAGGATTTCACGAGCGTTGGGCAGGTTTGCAGCCTGCTTGCGGTAGGTCATGAACTTGATGGCAGGACCTTCACCCACAGTGCCCTTGATCAGATCGCCCAGCACTTCAGTGGGTAGATGAGTGTCGTTATACTCGCCATTTACACCGCGCTCATACAGCAGCTCGCTGACAAAGCTCCAAGAACGGGGGGTAGCAAAAGCGTAGCTCTCACGGCGCGGATCAAAGTCAAACAGTTCGTTGGGCTGGAAAGTAAGATAACCCACCACGTCCTTGTGGACGCGGTTCTTCATGGCCCATTCCTGCCAGTCATCAAAGTCAGTGGCCAGGGTAGCGTGAATGAAACGGTTGGCCAGCGGAGTGGGCATGTTGTAGGCAACACCCTTGTCCTTGACACGGTTACCAGCAGCCACAATCACCACATCCTTGGGCAGCTCATAAGTGCCAATCTTGCGGTTCAGGATCACCTGATAGGTGGCAGCCTGCACGCTGGGAGGAGCAGCGCTCATCTCGTCAAAGAACACAAGAGCACGACTGTTGGGGTCCGTGGGCAGATCGCTGGGGTTACTCCACTTGAAGATCTTCTCAGTGAGTGCAACACCATTTTCGTTGACAACCACATTGCCATCCTTGTCACGGATGGTCACATCCACCAGGTGCGGTAGGCCGCGGATGTCAGTGGCTTCCAGCAGCGGAAGCCGAATATCAATAAGTGGGCGCTTCTGCATACGAGCAACTTCAGCAACAATGTCGCTCTTGCCAATGCCTGGAGGACCACTCACAAAGATTGGACGCTGACGCTCGGTGCAGTGAGCAATCATGCTCTTGAGCCGGCTGGGCGTAACAGTAGTGATGGTGTTGATTTTCTCAGGTGCTTTTGCCATAACGCACTCCTATTTGCGTGTTTCAATAAGCCAAATATACACTCTCACAGCGATGCGTCAACATGTTTTTCACATTTGAAAAGCTGGAGAATGCTTAGAGAAAGCTCTGACACCAGTGTTTGAAGTCCCGTTGCACCATTTCAATTTCCAGTGCATATTCGTTACCAAACACATAAAACAGCTTGCGGTCCCAGTAGTAGGGAACCTTCACATGACGATGAAGACCCAGAATCATCTGACCTTTTTGAAGCTCCATTTCCCCCGCTTCACCCAAAGGGAAGCTCCACGACTGATATATTTTGGTGAGAAGGAGGAACCCGTCAGGCGTCAACCGGAGGCTGTGAAAGTTATCTGTGTAGTTTTTGAACATGGTTGTGCAAAATTTGCGTTGATCCATGTTGTCCAGGCTGCTGCCTGATCCCAGTGAGGGGCGTTCTTTGAGAATGTTTTTTATGTGATCAAAAATTATCGCGTGTGTTGATTTCACTATTTGGGCCGGGCAACCTTGACTGTGGCTGTCATTTCATAAACTTCAAATTTGTCTGTCTTAAACAGTTTATTGAGTTTTTCAGCCAGATTCAAGGCGTGGCCAGGACTTTCTGGAAAGCAAGTTCTGCGATATTTGGGACTCTGATCGTTTATGAGACTGTGAACAGCCTTGAGGTTTATGGGCTTGCCGTCGTAACATATGCTATAGATAGCACGAACTGCCAATACCTGCTCACTTATATAGTTCTTGGGGTTGGTGTGACTGAGTAACACCTTAGGCTTGGGACGGCTCATTGTTTTTTCCACGCTGATAATGTCAGCTATTTATTGAGCCGTGGATTTTACGCCATCACAGGCTTATACCCCGAATTTGTAGCTTCTGTGAGCATATATTCAAGATTTTGATAGATCTTGTTTTTATCCAGAGCATTTTGCTTTTGTAAAGAGCACTGAATTACGGAGGCCATGTATTCCAAGCAGCCCACATCACTTTCCTTGCGGAAAAATGCTGTGCGGCTGTTCAGATTCTCCAAAATTTCATTTATTTGTGGAGTGTTCAGATTTTTACGGAACACTTTGGCTCCGCTCATGAGCCAGAAGGACATGGCCACATAACATTCCAAGGGCATCAGCCATTCATAAGCTGCAACCAGCGGTTCAGCATGATTGTCAATGCGCACCCAGTCCATCACAGGAACCTCTGCTAGCAGGGCTTGTGTGCGCAAGATGGCCAGGTCTTCTGTATTTAATACTCCAAAACGCATTCAAAATCCCCATCGTTGATCAGTTTGGCTGCTTCCAGCAACATACTGGGAGGAACTTCAAATCCATATGTGTAGTGCTTAAAGATACGCATGGCACGATTACGCTTGTTTGTGCTGGCATGGTCCCTTAAAACATTGTCCTTGAGGTCCTGTTCGGCTCGCGGAAGCCAATAAACCCTACTCTTGTCCGCAGCAAAGCAGCTGACAGTAAAGTCAAAATCAGTCCACAGATCCTGGAGGCTGTGACTATAACGAGTCTTGATCAGCTGAATTTTTATGGGCCTTTGATGCTGATTGTCCATCACCACCTGATAGGTGTCTGCATTAGCAGTGCTTAAAGTTTTGCATCCCCAGAATAGGGGTTTGGCAGGTGGTGTGGGAGGAGAACAAACAAGTGTTGCCCACACATCCTTGGCCTGCGGTAATATTGAGTCCAGAAAGGGGTCGGCAGGATGTTGGATACTCTTTTCAAAACTTTCCTGCCAAATTGTCCTCTGTTGATCACTGGCAAAAAACACGTCCACATCACCTGAACACCAATCTTTAGCCTGGAACAGTTTGCGAGCACTTCCGCCTGCTATCCAAGGTCCAGCTTCAGAATTCAGCTCAGGTAAATTTTTCATGAGCTGACTCCACTTGGGATCCTGGATCATTTTACTGGGAATGGTAATCAAAACTTTCCTCCATTGAGATTTACATCGCCAATGCTAGCAGATGCTGGGGCTTGTTTCAACAGCTTTTCCTGCAACACCATTATCTGTTGACTAAGATTGCGTTCTTGTAGCAATAACAAGCTGATGCTGGTGCTCAGGGCCTCAGCATCCTGTATGTTGAGCTTGACTTCCTTGCTGTTGTAGGCCCTGCTCTGGGTCACGCTTCTGATAAAGCGTTCAACGGCATCACTGTTGAAGGTGCTCATGGATTACTCAACCTAAAAAATATATATGTTTCATCGTCTCTAAAATAGAGAACATATCTCCAAGGAGTTGCACTAGTGCAACTACTTTGCCAGCTGCCGTTGGGCAGATGACGGATACACCAGTCTTCCAAATGTTCATACCTGGTAGCTCGCAACTCACTGGTGCACCATGCACTGTGGATCAAGCTCATTTCTTCAACTCTCTGTTCTTGTTGGTGAGCACAGTGTTCAGTTCCAGTTTTGTAGGAAAAGGGCCCACATGCGGATATTCATCCAGTGTGGCTGCCTTGGGACAAAAACTGCCACTCCAGCCGTTGACAAATTTGATAGCATAGTAACCAGCAGCAAAGAACACGTTGCTGGTGCTGGTTTTGGTGTAGCTGACTCGGGGTTCGTGGACCACGTTTTGCGGATTGGGGTGTTTGACGGGCAGGTTACCAATTTTGTCCTCGGGCTTTTCTTCCAGTTCAGCTCTCTCCTGGAATTCAATGGTCCATCCTTTGACCTCTTCCAGGATCTCCAAAGTTGCAGCTTCCTGATTTAGGTTTGCACCCAGCACGCTCCACTTGTTATCACTGCTGCTGAGAACGCCCACACGATTGCCCCATTCCATGAGCATCCAACTAGTTGGCGTTAGTGGATGAGCTTGAATCTTTTTCATTGGTAATCACCCTAAGCATTTGGCGACGAACTTGTGCCTGTTTTTCAGTAGTCCAACTCTTGAGTAATTGTGCCACGTGATCCATCTTCTGCCAAGTTTCAGGATCATTTTCTTTGAGATTCCTGTTCTCTTTGCGACGCAAATGCTTGCGTATCTCACTTCCCCAGATGTTGAAAGTCACATCACTGCTGAGCACGGTGTAGTTGAACTCTTTGCCTTCAAATTTGAGATCCACATCCAAGCCCTGCTTTATCCAGATAGTGCTGGCTGTGCTGATCAGATTTTGTTGCCAGTCAAAGCAATAGGGAGTAATTTTTAGTAATTTGGGATGTGCTGTATCTATTATTTGCCAAACATTCATCAAATCCAGAGGATTGTCTTGTTTGGGTATGGCTGTTTTGAGCCACCAGTTGGGACCAGGGTGTAGTCCCAACTGATAGTGTGTGATTTCAGGAGGAACACTGTTTTCCAGCTTGTCCCAAACACCTTCAAAATTCATGCCTTATTTAGGAGAACACCCTGATAGCCTTTGCTGAGACACTGAGAATAATCAGCTGCGTTTTGCTCAATACGAACCAACCCCCATTTGTTGGCAAACTTCATGAGACTGAACCCCACTTGGGTGCGACTGTTCTGGTTTACTGATTGCGCAATGGACTGATCAAAAGACTCAACCAAGTATTCAGGCTGGGCGCTCAAATCAATCAGTACGCGGTTGCGTTCAAAACTGTCCTTGACTCGCACTTCCTCGCCGTTGTGATCAGTCCACTTGCTGAGCATGAGATTGTTCCAGGCATAGCCCTGCTCATGCCGATTTTCAAAGGCTTCAGTGAGCTTTTTGGTTCGCACACCAGGATATGCACTCATGATGTTGTCACCAGGATCTCCGCGCATGATCTTTTCAAACAGTAGCCACTCAGGCTTGGGAGTGGCCATGGGCTCACCCTTTTTGTTGAGTGCAGCATTGCCCTCTTTGTCCCATACTCCAGTTGTGGTGTAAAGGAAACCACTAACGCCATTGTAGATTTTCACATTGGGAGCCAGCAGTTGCATGAAGTCACTGTCTGTGCTCACCAACACATGTTCATCATTGGGATGCAGTGCAATCCAACGTGCAATCATGTCGTCTGCTTCACCCTCAGAATGGCGCACCACAGTGGCATTGGTTTTGTTGATCAGGAAGTCTGTGAGATCGCCAAATGCGTCAAAAAACAGCTGATCATCAGCCACTTCCTGTTCTGTGCGCTGGGCTGCCAGATCACGGCGATGGGCCTTGTAGGGTTTGTAGATGTCCTTGCGCCAGCTGCGACCCTCCAGTGCAAACACCAGATGGTCTGCATTGAACTGGGTCCACACCTTCTTGACACTGTTGAAGATCATGTGGATAGCCAAACCAACAGTTGTCTCCATGTCTGGAGCTCGCATTCCGTGTCGCACACGGAATGCCAGGTTCATACTATCCACAATAACATAAGTAGCCATAAACAGATCTTTCCTGATAATGCCAATAGTTGAGCCTAGCACTCTAGCAGTCTAGTGTCAACTGTATTCAGCTTTGCCCTTTTTGCCTCTGGGCTTCTTGCGAGTCACAGGGGCAGTGCTCACAAAGGAGGGATCGTCATCAATCATTTCTCCAGCCACCGCACGACATACGTCGTTCAACCACTTTTCCACAATTGCATCATCACTCACGCCCTGATAACCATTGCTGCGCAGATAAGTGACAAAGTGGTCGTTATAGTCCAGTTCAAAATAACTGCGACTGGGATCAGCTGGATCCCACTTTACATCTGGCATGGCTACCCAGGGCTCACCTCGCAAGTCAGCAACCTTACGATCATGTTCCTGCTTGCTGATACGATGATGTTTGAGTTCCAGATCCAACAACACTTCCTCTAGGAGAGGATCACCCTCCAACTTGATGGTGTTGTGCTCCACATCATATGTGTACTGATCCAGCTGGTTGTATTTTAGTCGCACATCCAGCTTGGCCAGATTTTGGGCCTTTTCGTCTTCATTGTTGATTTCGGCCAGGCGTAGATCCAGGTCCATGCCTTCCAGTTCATATTCAGCACGGGCAATGTCTCGGGTCTTGCCCTTGAGCCCCCAGTGTCCTGGCATCAATCCAAATGGTATTTTGGGTTTATTCATGGTGTTTCCTTGTTGGCATTTTGCAAGAGTAGATCTGCAAATGTGTAGATAAATGCATGAGGGATTACCACCTGTCTGGGCTCACCCTCAGAAGCCACAACTATGGCAGGTTCCAAAGGTTCGAACAAACTGTGTTTGATAGCCTGATCAGCCAATTCTGCGATTTCTTGTTTTGTCATGTGTATTTCTCCTTGAATTTATTGGGCCAAGGATGTGTGAGATCCTCTAGGTCAAACATGTAGTCTGGCGCAGCCAGAGGCACCACATACTTGACATCTGCGTGTATGAATTTCTAGTGCTTTGCGATACCATATTCTGCCATGCGTGTGATGAGTGTGGTCAAGTTTGTGGGATCTTCTCCGTAGCTGATGGTGAAGAATCCTCTGTTGGACTCCAACAAGTTACCCTCCTGATCATACCAATCAAATCGCACAGGAATGCTCATGGCAAATTTGCATAGAGATGGCTTTGCAACTGCAAAGTGAACCCATGTCTCATGGCCAGCAGTGCTGCATATTCATGGTTGTCCTGATTGCTGTTCTGATCGAGCAGGCCTTCTGTCCAAAAACTGATCCGTTCGTCAACCTCGCTGCGAATCTCCAAGCTGGCATTGTTGCCCACTTTTTCAGGCGCACGTTTGTAGATATTCATGGGGCTCACATACACACTGCGTGGACCCTTCTGCTTGCGGAAGTCATGTGCAAACTGAGGCACTTCATGATGATTACTGACAGTGTCTGCGCTTACCACAAACTTGAGAACATTGGCACGTTCAAACACATCTGGACGAATGTCTCCATAATGTCCTGTGTTCTCGTTGGCCTTGGGACTTACCACCAGGGTAGTTTTGGCTGGTAGTGGACGCAGGAAGTCACCATTGCTTTCGATCTGAGTGCGGAAGCCCTGGTTGTGTAGGAATTCCAGGAAGGAGGTAAGATTGCGCTGTAGCATGGGCTCACCACCTGTGACCACAATCAGCAAGTTGTCCATGAAGCTTTCACGCACAATACCGTTGTTCTCCACCTCCTTGTCCACTGCTCCATGGATCTTGCTCAAGATTTGATCAAAAGTGAGGATGTCACCGCTGTCAAACCAAGTGTCGCAGAATGTGCAAGCACGGTTGCACTTGCTGAGCCTCACAAACACTGCTGGCTCTCCACTGAAGGGGCCCTCACCTTGCAGTGTAGCAAAGCAGCTGGTTACCATAACCTCATTGGGCTTTAAATCTTTGAAGAAGGTGGGGCTGACAATTGAATTTTTACCGAACACGTTTTGATCCTTTAAATCCTGTGATGTGAGTTACTGTTCTACCATTATACCAACCTTCTGGCATATCTTCAATGCTTCTGATCTTTTTATTTTGAGTACCGTCGGTTACCCACCAACTACCATACTGAGAGTTAGCTGGTCCGGAACCTACTTCGCTGATTCTGCGTTTATGGTGTTCAGACAGTGCCACGCCCTTCTTGGCTGCTGACAAACGCTTACGCATAGTTTCCGACTTCTTTAGGCCTTTTTGACCGTTTGGTCGGCCTTTTTTGGCCTTACTGATAGCAGTGCGTCTTTTATTTTCGTCAGGAACCGGCACTGGTTTGCCATAATTGTGGTGCCCAGGACCACTCATTGGATGATCATAACTGAGGGACCTATTTGTAAGTATCCCACCAGGATCAATTCCTATTCTGCCATATTTTTTGATCAGCTGCTCTTCTAGATCATAAGCTTCTTTTTCGTGTAGATTTTTAGCTATCTTTTCAATAGTTGGTTCAAGACCTTTTCGGCGAAGACCCTCTATAACACACCATTTTCTATAATTGGTGGTAGTCTCTTTAGTTTCTTTTAAATGGGCTCTCCAACGTGATCGATTGCCTTTTCCTATATAGAAGGGTAATCCACTAAGTGGATTGATATATTGATATACGTAGAAGTTTTTCATCTTCTATTTATATCGTTCTAACCAAACATGGCTGATTCCTGTTATCTATTAGGGTAAGTTTGATGTGTTTGCGTTTGTATGTCAAAAGTAAAGGGATCAATAGACCCCCTTGCCTCCTGCTGACTGCTGTAGCTTGATATTATCAAAGAATTCCTTTTTGGTGGAAGGATCTTCCTTGAATCGCCCATATAGCACAGTAGTTTGTGTGAGTGAGCTGGTGGCCATTATTCCTCTGTTGGTACAGCAACCATGTTCGGCACCAATATGAACTGCCACATTCTCTGTGCCAGTGGCCTTTTTGATCTCTTGAGCAATGTCAGTGCAAAGTTCCTCTTGGAGAGTTCCACGTCGGGCACACCACTGAGCAATGCGTGTGTATTTGCTTAGACCAATCACTTTGCCATTGGGAATAATGCCCACATAGGCCACACCAGTCACTGGTTGATGGTGATGACTGCAAACACTTTTTAGCTCACTTCTGATCACCAACATGCCATCATAGGCAGTGTCACCTTCATTGGGAAAGGCTGTCACATTGGGACTGGGATAGTATCTGCCGCGCATGATTTCATGCACATCCATTTTGGCCAGTCGTCTGGCTGTGTCATGACTGTTGGGATCGTTGTCAATATCGATTACAAGGCTTTCCAAAACACCCTGGAACTTTTGTTGGATTTCATCCACCAAAAGATCTCGTTCCTCTTGAGAAACAAACTCACTGATGTTGTCGTTGGCAAAATACCTTTTGCCATTGGATTGTATTCGCTGTTTGATTACTTGGCTGATGGGAGCACAAGTGCAATCTAGGTCACTTGTACCATCGTCTGCTTGAAATTGGTTGTTCATTTTTATCCTCTAGATAGGTATGCACTGATTATAATGCATGTGTAGGTTGAGTCTAGTGCTGGGAGTCACAGTTGACAATATATTTGATGCTACATCAGCCACGAAATGCTTGAATAAGTCTGGTGATCAGTCCTGGCTTGCTTGCTCTCTTCTCCTTGGAGTCGTTCATGATGTATTACAGTTGGATTTTATGTTGTTGTTTGTAGTGGACCTGGAGCTCAAGCTGAGCTTGGCATGAACTGGGTCCGTATCATTATCAATGCAATAATTGATAACTGCATTTAAGTTGGCCAGTTCATGATTTAATTTGTCCAACTTCTTTTGAAGTTCCAGGAAGTTGTCCCTGGATTCGTCCACTTGTTGGGAAAGATTGTTGGCTTCCAAACGTAACAGACGCCACTCCTCAACCAGAGGCAGCAGTTCCTCTGTTTTTACTTCATACACTGGTTTTGCCACTGTGAGTTACAGAACTGGTATATGTTGTGGATCCTCCACCCACGCCCCCACACGAAATAGTCACAGGGCTGGCACTCAGGGTGAGAGTGGATTGTGATCCCATAGGGGTGGATGCTCCTGAATGACCCACCATTGTGGCGTGCCAGCCGGCACCTGCAATGCTGGGCATGTTGTAGACTGTGCCACTTCGCAATTGATTTCTCATCTGTTCCCTAGTGTGTTTTAACACGGCTTCAGTTGGTTGTTCGCCAGTCAACACACACCAATCAATCAGCTCTTTCATCTGAGCAATTTCAGAGTTTCTCTGATGCTGCTGTTGATTCATTGCCTCTCTTTTTTGTTCCAGATTTGTGATCCGGGATTGATGGCTATTTGCCTGCTTGATCTTTTTGCGAAATTCTTTTATCAAGGAATTGAGTGTTTTCATTTTTTGTCCTTTGTGGTGTTGGCCAGGCCGCGCCGCATGGCATCCACCACGCGGCTTTTGTAAATGTCCCGTGCCGCAGCTAGCTTGTCTGGTCCCATATCGGGATAATGGGTTTGATTATCAAAAAAAATGTCGTAGTCTGACCCTACTGCACCCAGAAGTTGAGACTGGGCCTCTTTGGTTTTACGCTCAATCTCTTTTTGACTGAACTGCAAGCTGGCAGCCACAGGGTCCTCGCCTGTTTCCAGCACATAATCCAAAAGCCTACGTTGTTGATCAATATCGTTTTGTATTTGATCGTTTAGTTGGTCCAATGCGTTGATCTGCTGCCTTAGTGCCTTGATCTGCTCCTTGTTGGAGGCCACAGATTGGCGCAACTCCAAAATCTGTCCCACAACTTCCGTAACACTTGCCCTGAGATTGTCTTCCATGATTCTCCTTACAGCAGACCCAAATCCATGCTGATGGAGTTGTCTGCATCCATTCCACTCAAATTACAAAGCATCTTCTGGTGCTTGTCAATCAGTGTCATGGGCTTTTCACTGGTGAGGATCTGTTCACAAAGTCCACTGGCAAACTCCAGCACATCAGGTGTGAGTATTTCCTTGGCTTGGCTGATGGGCAAGTCCTGTGCAGCGCATGCTTGCTGAATTGCATCAATGTGTAATTCCACATTGTGATTCATGAGCAGCACATAGCTCATGCCGTCCATGCTGCTGGGCCACTTGACCTGATA